AAGAAGGCCCATACACTTATACTGAAATAATGACAATACTAACCGGCTCAGAATGGGTTGATGATTTGGAATTACCATAACGGCTGGAAGTACAGGTCCAAATATAGTAACAGATGGATTAGTATTATCATTAGATGCTGCAAATAAAAAATCATATCCAGGTTCTGGAACTACAATACATTAAAATCAAGATTTGGATCGTAATCAAAAATTCATTATAATAAAGAAAAAGAATAGGACTGGTTATGCCCGAAACTAAATTTGAAGAACATGTTGATCTCATTGCAACACGTATTCCGCCGGGTGATAATTGGGAACTAGTAATTGATAAAGGCAATGTCATTGAAGGTTTAGTTCAAACACTAACTACTTATATGCGAAAGACTGAATTCAAAGGACATTATCGTTTAGAACCATTAAACGGAAAATTGTTTGCAATCAAAGAAATAGAAGTAGAAATACAAAAACCAAAACCACAGAAGTGGGATCTATATGGAGAATCATAAATGGCTGAAAAGAAATTAGAAAAACAGCACGTTACAGAAATTGAACAAATCAGAACAAAGTTTGCTGAAAATAACACAGAAATTGCATTAGCTACAAAAGAAATATATGCAATGCAACAACGTACTCAACAACTTGAAGCATATCAAGAACAACTGTTACAACAGTTTCAAACCCTCCAATCACAAGAAACTGATTTGGTAAATAAACTCAAAGAACATTACGGCGAAGGACAAATTGATCTTGAAAAAGGTGTATTTATCTCTGAATCATAAGTTTGGCAAAAAACATTCATATTTATATTAAACTAACAAGGAGATAATTTAATGGCCGAAAGAATCGTATCGCCGGGTGTATTCACGGTAGAAAAGGATCAATCATTCCTGCAGGCTGGTGTTTCTGAAATTGGAGCTGCCATTGTTGGACCTACCGTAAAAGGTCCTGCATTGATTCCAACCCAAATAACATCATTCCAGGAATTTGAAAATATATTTGGTTCTTATTCAGAAGAAACATATGTACCGTTTGTGGTACAAGACTACTTGCGTAATGCAGGAGTAATGACAATAACAAGACTATTATATGAAGATGGGTATCAATTAGACAATGGTCTTCTTGGTATTGTTGCAACATCTGCATCTGCAGAATATGTGACTCACGTACTTCACCCATCTCGCCCAGTATCAACAGTAGGCGCTGGCAATGACATATTTGAAGATGCTGTATTAGCAGACGCAGGGTCTGGTTCATTCTCACTTAAATTGTCTGGATCATATGCATTTGATAGCAATGTAACAAGAGCAGATGATTTTTATGTGGAGGGTGCTAACATATCAGGATCTATTGTATCAACAGCAAATAGTTACCTAACAAAGATTATTGGTGCTGATGCAAAAACAAATTCATATCCAGCATATGTAATTTATGAAAATACAGGAGCATCTGCATTATTCAATAATTTGGGTGATGTAACAGTTAAATTAGTTAAAGCGTCTACATTTGAAGTAGAGCAAGACTATCAGACTGCTGCAACACCATGGATTACATCTCAAAAGATTTCCGGCAATGCAAAGAACTTGATCAAGTTCCATACAATATCTCATGGAACATCTACAAACCACGAAGTTAAAGTTGGTATTAGAGATGTACGTCCTGCATCAGAAGTTGCAGATCCAAATGGATTCGGTACATTTACAGTTGAAGTAAGAAGAGTGAATACTAATAACATTACAAATTCACCGTATTCTTCAGATGATACTGATGCTCGTCCAGAAATTGTTGAATCATATACTAATGTTAATTTAGATCCTTTATCACCACGATATGTTGCAAGAGTAATTGGCGATCAATATCAAACAACTGATGCTAATGGAAAAGTATTTGTGAATGGCGATTATCCAAATATTTCACAATATATTAGAGTAGAAGCAGATGCCGGCGTTAAAGATCGTACAAATGACAAAACGTTGATTCCATTTGGTTTCCGTTCATTATCATCTCCAATTCCAAATATTTCTGGATCTGTTAATTTAGAAGCTGCTTCATTTGTAACATCGCAGACTGTAAGCTCACAATTTAGCAACAAGAATTATCATGGTTTTGATTTCACTGATACGCATAACTTGAACTATTTAGCTCCAACACCAACAACAGGAGCAACTACAGGTAGCAATGCAGACTTCTATCTAGGTGATGTATCACAAGCATCAGAAGCTGGCTTCCCTAGTTTGGCTACTGCATATAGTGGATCATTAGAAGCTGCATTAACAGCAGACACATTTACAACCAATGTTAGCATCAATACACGTAAGTTTATTGTACCGTTACAAGGCGGCTTCGATGGTGCAAGACCTAACCTACCTAAATTAACGGGTGGCAATATTACTGCTAATAACTCGTTTGGATTTGATTGCTCTGGAGCATCAACAACAGGTACTACGGCTTATAAGAAAGCGTTTGCCGCACTGTCAAATACAGATGTATATGATATTAATATGTTGATAACACCAGGTATAATTCACTCTTTACACCCCTCAGTAACCGCTGCGGCCAGAACATTGGCAGAAGATCGACAAGATACATTCTATGTAATGGATTCAAATGCATTGACTGATAGTATTGCAACAGTTACTAATACTGTGAATAGTATTGACTCGAATTATACTGCTACTTATTATCCATGGGTAAGAATTATTGATACAAGTAGAAATATTCCAATATTTGTTCCCGCATCAGTAGTTGTACCAGGAGTATTAAGTTTCAATGATGCAGTAGCTGCACCATGGTATGCACCAGCTGGTTTGAACAGAGGTGGATTGACACAAGCCATCGATGTTTATTCAAGATTGACACAAGCAGAACGAGATACATTGTATGAAGCAAGAACAAATCCAATTGCAACATTCCCAGGCCAAGGTATTTGCATTTGGGGACAAAAGACGCTTCAATCACGTCCATCTGCATTAGACAGAGTAAATGTAAGAAGATTGCTTATCACGGTTAAGAAGTTTATTGCTTCTTCAACAAGATATTTAGTATTCGAACAAAATACTGCTGCTACTAGAAATAGATTCTTAAACATTGTGAATCCATATCTTGAAAGAGTTAAACAACAACAAGGTTTGTATGCATTCCGAGTTATTATGGATGAAACAAATAATACACCGGACTTGATTGATCAGAATATATTGTATGGACAATTATTCCTTCAACCTACAAGAACGGCTGAATTTATTGTGTTAGACTTCAATATTCAACCAACGGGAGCATCTTTCCCAGAATAGTAGTTGAATAACGTAATAAAAGGTAGGGTTTCGGCTCTACCTTTTTTACTATTCATCATATTTATAATAAATTGAGGAGAAATACAAATGGCAGATATCTTAACTAATGAAGAAATCTTTTTCAAAGATTGGGAACCAAAACTACAGAATCGTTTCTTCATGTATATTGATGATATTCCATCATACATTATAAAGGCCGTTGACCGACCTAGCATCAACAACGGACAGGTTGTTATTGATCATATCAACGTTGAAAGAAAACTTAAAGGAAAGTCTCGTTGGCAGGATATTAACATTACACTTTATGATCCAATTGTACCATCAGGAGCACAAGCTGTTATTGAATGGATTCGTTTAGGACATGAGTCTGTAACAGGTAGAGATGGATATGCAGATCAATACAAGAAAGATCTTAAATTTCACGCATTAGGTCCAGTAGGTGATAAAATTGAAGAATGGATCATCAAAGGAGCTTATGTGAATTCAGCAAATTGGGGTTCAATGGATTGGGCGCAAGAAGCAAATGTTGAGATTCAGCTCACAATTAGTTTTGATTACGCAGTATTAAATTACTAAGATATATTTAAATTTGGGAGTCTATACGGCTCCCATTTTTACTGTTCGCAATATTTATAATAAAGTTATTAGGAGATAAATGGCACGAGTTACAGAAAAATATGCTTCAGACCCAATTGAGCAAGCAAAAGCTCAAGCATTAGCAGAATATTCAGCAAAGAAAACCAGTTCGGTACCAACAGAAATAGTAGATTTACCATCTGAAGGAAGATTTTATCCAAAGGATCATCCACTTCGAAGCGGCAAAATTGAAATGCGTTACATGACTGCATATGATGAAGACATTCTAACCAATGCATCATATATTCGCAACGGGGTTGTTATTGATAAACTGTTGCAAGAATTGATTGTAACACCCGGCATTAAGTTTGAAGATATCTTAAATTGCGATAAAGATGCAATGATTATTGCTGCTCGCATATTGAGTTATGGAAAGATGTATAAAGCAAAGATTACAACACCATCTGAAAAAGAAATTGAATTTTCAATTGATTTAACAAAATTAGATTTAAAAAAGTCTTTATTACAAGCAGATGCTAATGGATTATGTACATATAAAGATGATCAATATGAAATTCAGTTTAAATTCTTAACAATACAAGAACAAGCAAAAGTAATGGCAACAGATAAGCCGTTGTTTCAATTTTTAATCGAAAGCATTATATCACTAAATGGAGAAATGAATCGAGAAAAGATCAAAGAGTATCTTCAATATAACATGTTAGCAGTACACAGTAAAAAAATACGAAAATATATTACTGACAATCTACCCGCAATGGATTTAACATATGAATTTGAAGACGAAGACGGAGGCGTCTTCCGAAGAGGGTTTCCGGTTGGATCAGACTTTTTTTATCCCGAATCCTGAGTTTAAAAAAGAAATACATCGAGAAATATTTAGTTTAGTTTGGGCTGGTGAAGGCCGGTGGGACTGGAATACTGTATATAATTGGCCGGTTTGGCTACGCAGATTTTATAGTAAACAACTAATAGAAATGCAATCCAACAAACAAAATTCCGCACCAACTAGTAATCAGGCAAAAGAAACAGGTACAAAACCTCCGTTCTAAATATTTATAATAAATAGAGAACGGAATGATCAAGACTCATAACATACAATATTTACGTTCATTACCTAAAGTAGGACAAGACCCAGGTAGGCCTAATACTAGCGAGAATGAGATTTTTGGTGCATTTTCATCATTAATGGCGCAGCTGCAAGGGTTAGCAGGAACTGCAGCAGTAGAAGGCTTAGGGGAAGCTTCAAAAAAATTAGAAGAAAAGTTAAATCGTACCATCAAGCCA